ATGGCAGTATTATCAATTTACTTGGATAAAAGGAAGAAAAATTCGTCTGACGTATATCCTGTTAAGTTCAGGGTATATCACAATAAAGCTTTTTTTATATCATCGGGGATGTATTCAAATGCTGAAACATGGGGTGATGGAGAATACGGGAAGAAAGAACCTAACTATAAGGTGAAGAATATGGCACTTCGCAACAAGTATAATTTAATAGAGTCTGAATTATTATTGTTGGGAACCAAATTAAAAGGGATGTCCGACAAGCAACTTAAAGAACATCTTTCTAATATTATATCATCAAAACCTGCCTCTACATGTGATTTTTTACATTATTATGATGAATATACCTCATTAAAGGACAAGAAGAGTACTAAGGATAATTATATAAATACGCGAAAACTGATAATTGAGTTTGATACTGCTCCTACTTTTGAAACAATAGATAGAAAGTGGCTGACATCCTTTAATCAATTTTTGGTAGATAAAGGATATATGATTAATTATATTGGCACACATTTGAAAAATATTAGGGCTATTTTTAATTATGCCATTGATGAGGAAGTGACAACCCTCTATCCTTTCAGGAAGTTTAAGGTGAAAAAGGAGCAAACAAGAAAACGGAGTTTGACGATAGAAGAAATAAGATTATTAAAAGATTATCCGTGTGAAAAACATTTGGAATTTTACCGTGATATTTTTATGTTGATATTTTATCTTATAGGCATTAATCTTGAGGATTTGCTTTTTCTTACCAAGGACAACATCAATAATGGACGCATCGAATATTATCGGCATAAAACAGGGAAATTGTTTTCTATAAAGATAGAACCGGAAGCACAAGCTATATTAGACAAATACAAAGGAGATAAATATCTGCTTAATATAATGGATAATCGTAATGATTATACCAGCTTCACTACCAGCATTGACAGGGCATTGAAACAAATAGGGGGTGTCTCTATCTTGGAAAGGGGAAAAAAGATCAGAAATCCTCTTTTCCCAAAATTGTCCACATATTGGGCCCGACATTCATGGGCTACATTGGCAGCGGAGCTTGATATACCTAAAGAAACTATATCTGCCGGTTTAGGACATGAGATTGGTTCTGATGTTACTAGTATCTATATCAAATTCGACCAGAAAAAGGTGGACGATGCCAATAGGAGAGTGATTGACTATGTGTTTGGAAAAGAAAAAGCCGGGAAATGATGCCCGGCTTAATATTGTTGGTTTGAGATACAGATGGGGAGAGTAATTCTTGCCATCACTCGAAGTATTCATATTGGTCAATAAAGAAGTCTTCAATTTGTTTTACCAAGTTAGGATTTTCAGTTAAAGCTATATTATTGATAAGCATATAAGCACTCTTTTCTATATTTTCTTTATGGTAAAAGTATTTATCGCTAAAGTAAGTTGCTATAATCCTTGAGTAGACTCTGTATCTTTTGGTACAACATACATCCTCGTTGAATCCATTAGCTCCAATAAAACCAAAAGAAGCTTTAGGATTATTTTGGTAAATTGATAACATGATATTAATGCATGTGTTTATTATTCTCCTTGGTTCATTTGTATTGGTCATTATTCTATATTTATCTTTTGATAATGAATGGTTCTTCTGATAGAATTTTACAGCATAAATATTGTGTTTGTATTCCTCTACTCGTACAATATATACTAACTTTGATTTTGTTGATTTGAATCTGTACAATAATATATGAAGGAGACCGCTTGAGTCTCCCTTATATTTTTGGATGAAGTAAAATGGATACGCACTTTGAAGCATTATAATAAATATGAATACACAGGTATTCTTCTTTTTTTAAGCTCTTCTTTGGAAACATCAGACAAAACGAACTTCTTACTTGGATTCAGTTGCTTTGAGTCAAGTTTGTTCTTTTTTGAAGAATCAGTTTGTTGCTTTAATCTAATATCGCCCATGATATTTGTATATTATTGATTTGATGATGCAAATATAGTGAGAAAGCAAGAAAGTAACAAATAAACAAAGTCGCAAATCATTAACTGGATATAAATTTAACATAGCTTTTATCTATATGATGTAAATACTGTATCTTTTTTATAGTTACGTGCTCGGAGAATAATTTGTAATACTCCGAATATTAGGAGTATAATGGTTAGAAAGTCAATCATAATCTTAAATCTCTCCTTTTAATGCTTTGGATAAACTATCCGATACAGCTTGTTCTGTGGCTGACGTGTTTGTGTCTATATCTTCTTTTGTATTATCAGATTTAATAGCTTCGTTGATAATTTCAATTAATCGAGAATTGTCTTTATTATCCATATCTTCTGTGTATAATATTGTCTCTATCTTCTTATCAAATATATATAAATAATTCCCTAAATCAAAATTTCCTCCTTTGGTTTTGCATCTGAATTTATGTGTCGCTTCCCATCCAATAAAGGAGCGTCCTATTTCATTATTTCTTTTCTTGATACTTTCGTATATATTTTCGGTTTTCTTTAATGCGTCATCTATTTTTTCAATATAATCATTGACTTTTTTCTTTGCTTCGTTGAATTTGTAAACTCCAAGTGAAGAATAACTGTCCGACCATATTTCCATAGCACTTTTAGCACTTTCATACTCTGTTTTGGCATCGTCTAATTCATTAAACATACTGCTTACTTCATTTGCGTATAATAAAGCTAATGTATCTGTATATATAGAAGTGAAAGCACTATCAATTTTTGTTTCAATAGGTTCATAGCTTTCAAAATCATAAAGCGTTTTGAACATTTCTTGTTTGATAAGTTCTGCGGCTTTTTCTTCTCGTGATTTGCATCCTGTCATAACTAATACAACAGTCGCTAAAAATAAAATCTTCTTCATAATCTTATATATTTAGTTTCTAAAATCTCTTTACAGCTCCCAATACTTGAAATATAGTTCTAATCATTCTTGCTGGAAGTTGTTGTGGGGAATACTCTGGTGATTTATTGGATGGGATGAGCGTATATGAATCGTCAGTTTTCCCAGCTCCCAATCTTTTTATAGTGCGCATATCGTTTGTTGTAACGATGGCATACACTTCTCCAAGTGGAAGAAATGATTTATCTTCTATTTTCTTTAATGCTATTATATCTCCGTGATTGATTTCCGGTTCCATAGAATGACCTGTAACATTGCACCAGCAATCCGCATTATTGTATTTTTGAAAATCTATCATATATTCCGGATTTATAGTTTGGTCGTTTAGAATCAGGTCAAAACCACCTATAAAATCTACATTATAATAGGGAACGCCTGTTGTATAGTTGATTTTAGGTTGTTCAGTACCATATTCCAAAATTGGCTCCATTACAATATTCTCGTTATTTTCTTTACGAGACAACATCTCTCCTTCACCAGTAAGAAGCCAGTTTGCATTTACATCTGGGAATTTTGATAAAATTTTGTTGAGTACATTTTTACCAGCACCACGAGATACCCAATTACTTATTGTTTGTGGGCTTTCTTCCATTTTTCTTGCAAAATCAGCTTTTGATTCGCAGAAATGAGAAATAATATCAGAAATTCTTTCACCTTCTGTTTTCATATAAACAATTTTGTGTATATTTGTGTCGGAATCAAGTTGCGGATGATTTCAACTAATTTGTTTAACTATTCCCGTAAGGGACTATATAGGCGACTTAACTTCAAACCGCAACTTTGGAGTTGGTCGCTTTACTTTTATAGTTATGGTAATAATCAATCCTTTTCTATTTGAATCAATGAGAATGCAAATAGAAGAGTCATCTCATATGCCAAACAAAGCAATCTGTAAGGATCCATTTAAAGAATCAAACAGGCTTATTGATAATGCAAAAGAATCATACTTCAAGATCTTGAAGGAAGAGAAGCGCGCTATCAGAGAAAGTGCCAATCCTTCCGAGTTTAATCTTTAGTTTCCTTGTGAATGCATCGTCAAACAGTGTATATCCATATCGTGTTTTAAGTTCTTTCAACTGATTAATAACATAATCTATATCTTCCTTATCTTTAGTCTTTTCAGTGGTCTCAAGCATCATGTAAATAGATTGCCTTATATCTGCTATATTTTTTAATTTCATAGCCATGTGTAGCAGGCGTATCTCTATATACATCATAGTTTTTGCTGTATGAATTACATGATGGTCACTTATGTCCTGTAATTTTTCTTCTATTTCATTTTTAAGGTCGTTTTTTAACCCAAAAATGTTATATCCAACCATTACGGCTAATGCTCCTACAACGAAAGAAAGAAAAGCAATCATAGAATCGAATAGAGTCCATGTTACAGGCTCGTATTTGCATAGCCATAGCAATATTGCAATGACACTTAATCCAAGTGCTATCCACGCTATCCAATTTCTATTTCTGTCTTCTTTCTTCATATTATAATAAGGTATAACCTGCTTTAATAGTTAAATAGTGTTTATATACACATATTTGTTTATATATTATTTGTAGTATACACAAAAACGTGTATCTTTGCATTATCAAATTAAACTGATACAAAGAAACGAAGATTAATTCAGATTTCAAATAGTATAAACATATTAAAATACACGATTATGAGAACAAGAGAATTTTTACACGAAGTAATGAGCCTTGCTTGGCAGTTCGTTAAGCGTAATGGCTACACCATGAGCGAAGCAATGAAGGTCGCTTGGGCTAACTTGAAGTTGAAAGGTGAGATGAAGAAGAAGATAGTGAAGTTCTACTTCAAAAAAGTGGACGGTTCTGTTCGTGAGGCATACGGTACACTAAATGAAAAGCTGATGCCTGCCATCACTGGTACTGACAATAGAAAGAAGAATGATACCGTCCAGACTTACTATGATACTGAACGCCAAGAATTCAGATGCTTCAAAAAAGCTAATCTGATGTCAATCGCATAAAAGATATGGATATGAATGCTTACACGATTAACCAGCAGTTGGATAGCCTTTATAAAGATTTAGAGGCAGCTCACAACAACGATGAAAGGACTGTTTGCCTGATGTTCAATGCTGATAGCAAAAAAGAAGTTATCCAGTTGATAACGGATGAGATAGACAGTTTGGAAGATGCCTTAAAAGGTTTTGAAACTTGTGAAGATGATGGCATGGATTACGATGCTCTATGCCGGGTACAAGGTATCAGCCGATACGCATAATACACGATTATGCAATGCACGACAGCCCTACGGACGGATTGAACGGCAACCGATAGCGAGAATCGGGTAGGGTACTATTGATTGGTTCTTTGAAATTCTGTAAAAGCAATTACGGTGTAATTCATAAGCCGTTTTTGCCAACCAAAGATAACGAACGCACATAAGCAAGTTGGGGCTTGTGAGCTGTGCAATGTTTAACAATTAATAGAAAACACCGCAAAGAATCGTCTTTGAGCAGTGAGCATATGGGTTAGGCGTCCGTACTGTTTTCGACAATATAGCCTGTACTGAACTGAAATAAGGTTCTGCTATTCGATTAGGGTACAGGTACTTATTTAAATTTATACGATTATGAAAACAATCCAATTCGTTTTATCTATATTGGTTAGTATATGTGCTGCCGGTATGCTTTACGGGGCTATTACTACTTACAGTCCTATGAAAATATTCTCTATCACTATAATGAGTGTTATATGTGTAGGGTGTGTGTCGCTCATGAGAATAACTTATAGAGAACTTAAAACAGACCGCTAAAAGGTAGTCCTATAATCCGGCACAAGGCGCATGGGGATGAGTGCACAATAGCCATGCAAACCAGCCGGGCGGTAATCATCCGAAAGTAGCATTATTGGAATGTATGTGGTATTTAATAATAATCATATTCTTTATATATATAGGTCTCATTACCCCACAAGAAGCAGGTTCGATTCCTGCCTTTCGGACTACACTTTAAATTATACGATTATGACAGTGGAAGAATTAAGAGGCATGACGCAAGAAGATTTAGTAAGGCGTGTGCAAGAACTGGAAGAGACTAACGAGAAATTAGCTGAAGAGAAAAAAGCATGGTATAAATCTTGGAGTGATTTGCAACAGAAGTTTGAACATTTCAAGAATGCGGTTAAAAGCATTGTTCTGATAATAGATTAGATATTCGTGTTTTATTTTTTTGTTTGTACTGGGTGTGCCGTCCGTGAGGATAGTGCACCTTTTTTAATCGGATGGTTAGCTTATCGGTTAGAGCTTCGTGTTGCGCAAACAATTGGCACGATTGAGAGGGGTTCGATTCCCTTACCATCCACGAATCATTAATTAAATTTTACTCTTATGGCAAAAGAACTGAAAGAAAGAACAGAAATCAAGAAAAAGCTGAAAAAGAAGAATGACAGAATCAGTTTTGACTTTAGCGACAAGCTTGCTGGACAGCTTCGCAGGTGTACCGCTGACCTTAACAGGCTGGCAAGGATTGACCGGATAATAGACAAGAAGCAAACTTTGTATTCGGTGGACACTAACAGGGAAGCCGGATATATTGAGGTTGTCCGCAATTATTAATCAGCCGTCTTACACGATTATGAAGAGAGTTTTTAACGAACTTACACCTGAATGCGAGATTACGGCACGAATGTATGCGCAAGGGTATGAGAAGAAGGAAATAGCAAACCTTAAATGCAGGGCGTTGAGCACGATAAACAACCAGTTGCAGAAGGCTTTTGAGATTCTTCATGTAAGAAATGGAAGAGAACTGGCAACCATGCTATATGAGCGTCTGGCTGGCATGAAATTCACTATGGATTTCCCACCAATAGCCCGTTCTGTTATCGCCTGTTGTTTATTATGTGTGTTTTCAATTACGTTTTGTCAGGATTTCCATTCGGATATGCGTAGGGCAAGACGGACCAGAGAAGATAAAATAGAATTTCTGAAAGATATGATATGAAAAGAGGAAAGGTTGAATCCGTACAGAAACTTTGGCTTAATAAGGATGAAGCGATGGCTTATTTGGGGTGTAGCGTTGATTACCTTGATAAACTTAGGAATAACGCCCAGGTTTCATTTGCCAAAGATGGAAAAATGATTTGGTACAATTTGGAGTCTATCAACAGATTTTTGAATAGAATGAAAGTAATATAAACCCTTTAAATTTTACGATTATGAGTCTTATTAAAAAATCAAATGAATTAGTAATTCCTACCACTGTAAAGATGATGATTTACGGTCAGGCCGGTATGGGAAAATCAACAGTGGCATTGAGCGCACCGAAACCGTTATTATTGGATTTCGATAATGGCGTTAAGCGTATGAATATGGCGCATTTGGAAAACATAGATACTGTACAGGTCACTTCATGGAGTGATGTTCAACAGGTCTTGCAGGAGGATTTGTTTGCTTATCAGACCATTGTAGTTGATACAATCGGTAAGATGATGGATTTCATCATTACTTATAAATGTGGCAGCCGCCAACCGTCTATCAGGGATTGGAGCGGTATCAATGCAGAGTTTTCATGGATGACACGAACACTTTCGGGGCTTAACAAGCACATCATTTTCGTTGCCCATCGCGACACAAGAAAAGAAGGTGATGATACGGTGTTTATCCCTGCCTTGCGTGAAAAATCCTACAACTCTATCGTTACTGAACTGGATTTGCTCGGTTATCTTGAAATGAAAAGCGAAAGAGGCGTCCAAAGACGTACTATCACTTTTGACCCAACTTCAAGAAATGACGGTAAGAATACTTGCAATCTTCCTTCAGTGATGGAAGTTCCTACCATCCTTGACAAGAATGGTAATCCAACCGCAAAGAACGACTTTATCACCGCCAAGATAATCAATTCGTATTTGGGTATGCTTGCTGCCAAGAAAGAGGCACAGGAAAAGTATGATAAAGTTATTGAAGAGATAAAAGAACAGATCGAACTTATTACGGATGCGGAATCTGCCAATAATTTTATCGCGCAAATAGATAACTTTGAGCACGTTGGTTCTTCAAAGCAAATGGCGGCAAAGTTGGTAGCTAACAAAGCGAAGTCTTTGAATTTGAAACTTAATTCAGAAAAGAAATATGAACCAGCAGCCTAAATATCGTATTTACGCAACGCTTCTTGATGCCTTTGGGTCATATCTGAATAGTGATGTGATTTGGGATAAGTACTGGGGGTGGTCAGAAAATCCACCCCATACTCCTGAAGAATTTCACGAACAACAGTTTCAAGAACTGATAGACCGGATTAACCGCAAGCCATTCGATAGCGAAGCGGCAGACCGTGGTACGGCTTTCAATGAAATCATTGATTGTATGATTGAGAACCGTAAATCTTCTATAATGGAAATTAGCAAGGCATATCACGATGACGGAAAACTTTACGGGATAAAAGCTGTTTACAACAATCGCACTTTCACTTTTCACATTGACCTTTGCCGCGAGTTTGCCAACTACTTCAAAGGAGCATTAACCCAACAAAGAGTAGAAGCCATCTTGCCTACTGCATACGGTAGTGTATTGGTTTATGGTTTGATTGACGAACTGATGCCTACCAGTGTTCACGACATCAAAACAACCGGTAGTTATACCGTGGGAAAGTTCAAAGATCACCACCAGCATTTAGTATATCCATACGCTTTAATGAAGAACGGTTCTGATGTACGGACATTTGAATACAACATTGTAGAGTTCAACAAAGGCGGTTATGTGGTAGATACCTATACAGAAACATACGTTTTCAATCCTGAACGTGATATTCCCATTCTTACTAATCATTGTGAGGAGTTTATCCGGTTCTTGGAAGAAAACAGAGAACTTATAACCGATAAAAAGATATTTGGAGGAGAAAACTAATGGCAAACCAAATAACCGGACGGATAATCGAAATCGGACAAACCGTTCAAATACCATCCAAAAACGGTGGTTCCTCGTTTACAAAACGGGAGTTCATTTTAGATGCTACCACTTACGACCCTTATACGGGAGAGCGTAGCGAGTATGAGAATGTTATTCCCTTAGAGTTTTCAGGCGATAAGTGTGCAGAACTTGACCGCTTTAATCAGGGTGATGTTGTTACTGTATCATTTGTCTTACAAGGGCGTTCTTGGACGAATCAAGACGGAGAACTCAAACGTATGGCATCTATTCGGTGCTACAAAATAGATGCGCGTGGCGGTGTATCGCAATCCCCACAAGCTACACTGGCACAGCAACCAGTTCAACAGCCAGCGCCACAGTCGACCTATCAGCAACAGCCACAGAATTTCCCACCTCCGGTTGATGCTAATGGCAATGTAAAGGATGATTTGCCTTTTTAGTGTATGCTGTTCGACTTGAAGAATGAATACCAGATACCCAAGTTCAAGGAGTATGTAAACAAGCTGTTTAAAGAGCGTGCGGTGGTTGAAGTGAAAAAGAAACTACCTAACCGCACGCTTGCCCAAAACAGCTACTTGCATCTTCTTTTAGGGTATTTCGGTGGTGAGTACGGTTGCAGTCTCGACGAAGCAAAAATTGACTTCTATAAGAGGACTTGCAACCGTGATTTGTTTGAACGTAAGATGGTCAACAAGAAAGGCAATGAAGTAACCTATTTGCGCAGTTCTGCCGAGCTGACAACAGGTGAAATGACTTTGAGTATTGACCGTTTCCGAAATTGGAGTGCCTCAGTGGCAGGTATCTATCTGCCGGCTGCAAATGAACATCAAATGCTGATATACGCCCAGCAGGAAATACAAAGAAATCAAGAATTTATTTAGTTATGAAAGCATTATTTAAAATGGACTTCGATTGCGGAAGAATGGGCAATCTTGAAGGAGTATTTATTGCAGATACAGAAGATGTCGAATACTTAGTGAATAGTAAAATCTGTGTTTACTTCGGTGAAGTACTTGGCAAACACTCTGAAATATCCGGGTGTGTGGCTGAAAGTGAAATCAAACAAATAACCACCGATGAAAATGTAATCAAGATAGTTGAAGAATATGGGCTCAACAGTGGGTATAATCCATTTGAATACACTCTTTGTACATCAGAAACGGAAGATGTACCCGACAACGGAGTTGACTGGGATGATTGTATGGTACAGGAGTATATCGACTTTAAACGCAAAGGGATTATTCCTAGTTTCTATAAAGAAGAATATGAAGTATGGTTGAAGAATAATAACCAAAAGTAAAATATTTATGGACAAATTTTTAGGTCAAGAAATCCTTGAACAGGAACGTTGGCAGTTCCTTCAGGATAATGCCGATGCAGTAGAGAAAATTGGTTATACCCACCGATTCACACCCGAAGAATTGGCGCAAAAGAAAGAAACATTAGCCGAGGTATCAATCACCATCAATGATATTGAGATTGAAAAGAAAGAGGCTATGGAAGAGTTCAAAGAACGCCTGAAACCTTTGAATGAAGAAAAGCAGGAACTTCTGGACCACATCAAGAGAGGTTCTGAGTTTGTGGAAAATGAAGAATGTGCCAAAATCCTTTACCATGAGGAAAAGATGGCAGGATTCTATAACAAGTTGGGTGAACTGGTTTACAGCCGCCCGATTATGCCGCAAGAAATGCAGAAGACAGTATTCAGTATTAACCGTAAAACAGGAACAGAATCATGAGCGAAAACAAATTAAACGTGATTATACCGAAAGATTATAACGGTGCACCAATTGAAGTAGTATTGAGAGAGGGAGAAGCCCCCGTAGCACTCGACCCAAAAGAACCAGAAAGAGTAGTTATCAATGGAACGATAGATGCACCTCTCAGATGGTTGGAAAAACGTGTCGAACTGATTAATCAGAAATCGACCAATATCATTGTAAATCGTGATAAGATGGGGTTAGCATTAACTATTGATGAAACCAACTACTATCAGACTGAAATCAACGGTATTTTGCAGCCTTCAAAAGAAATGCAGGAGTTTGGTATCAACGTTGAAAAGAAATGGGAACCCATCAAGTTATCTAAGTTCATCAAAATGCATCGTGCTTTCTTTACTGACAAGTCACAGAATATGATGCTTGTATCTACTTTGAAGAATTTCAAAGCAAAGGTAAACCAAGACATTGAGCGCAGCAAGGAGGAAAACGGCAGCAAAGTTGACAACTACTCGCAGGTGGTTGATTCCAATTTGCCGAAATCATTCAAACTGAACATCCCTCTTTTCAAAGGCTTTGCCTGTGAAGAAATCGAAGTTGAGATTTACGCTGATGTAGACGGTAGAGATGTTTCACTTTCTTTGGTTTCTGCTGGTGCGAATGAAACCATTGAGGAATACAAAAACAAGGTGATTGACGAACAGATTGAAGCAATCAAAGGTGTTGCACCTGACATCGTAATCATCGAAGTATAATTGACAGCCCGGAAAGACGGGCATCTGGTATCGTGGCGGAATTGGTAGACGCACGACGAGTACTGGAGCTTTACCCAGCCGGAAGGGTTACTCAAAGCAGAAAGCTCATGCAGGTTCGAATCCTGCCGATACCACAAACTAAAACAATGAATTATGCCGTATTACATCAAGAAGCCTAAGAAGAAAAAAGAAAAGCCTTTACCTCTGTTTGATAAAGCAGGGATAGCAGTAAAGAAGAAGCCGGATTTGAAAGCTAAGCTCGACAAGGAGTTTTCCCTTTTTATCCGGCTTCGTGATGCAATGCCAAACGGGTATTTTAGATGTATCTCGTGCGGACAGATAAAGCCGTTTACACAAGCAGACTGCGGGCACTATTTCAGTCGTACACATCTGGCGACCCGTTTTGATGAGAATAATTGCCATGCCGAATGCCGGCACTGCAATAGGTTCAAAGCCGACCATTTGGAAGGCTATCGGGTGAATCTAATTGCTAAAATCGGTCAACAGAAGTTTGATTTGCTGAAAGTCAAAGTTGCCAGCACTTCCAAAATGACTGATTTTGAGTACGAACAGCTAATCAAGTATTACAAAGCACTTAATAAGAAGTTACGAAAGGAGAAAGGGTTATGAATGATTTGGAAGCAGGAACATTTGTTATGATGGTCAAGAATGATGATGGTTCATTCTCTCCAGTTGGATTAAGTAAGGAACAGGCTTATATAATCCGGATATTTCTTTCCAAACTTAGTGAGGATTCCCATTTTATCATTAAATCAGAAGATAGATATGTACAAACTACGTGATTACCAACAGAAAGCCTCTGATGCTGCCGTTTCTTTCTTCAATAACAAGGCGAAGAAAACAAATGCCATTATGGTGTTACCGACCGGAAGCGGAAAGAGCCTTATCATAGCGGATATAGCCGCAAGGCTTGACGGGCACACTTTGGTGTTTCAGCCAAGCAAGGAAATACTCGAGCAAAATTTCAAAAAGCTATGTTCATACGGTATTCTTGATTGCAGTATCTATTCAGCATCCTTTAACTCAAAGGAGATAAGCCGGATAACATTTGCCACCATCGGCAGTGTGAAGAATCATCCCGAACTGTTTACCCACTTCAAGAACATCATTGTGGATGAATGTCATCTTGTAAACCCCAAAGAGGGAATGTACAAGGATTTTTTTGATGCAGTGAAGTGTAAGGTTCTTGGACTGACAGCAACGCCATACCGTTTAAGCTCCAGTCGTGATTTCGGCTCCATGCTGAAATTTATCACTCGGACAAAACCTCATGTCTTTTCAGAGGTCATTTATCATGTACAGGTATCAACCCTATTAGATATGGGCTACTTGGCGAAGTTGGATTACTATTCAATGAATCCTTCAGGGTGGAATGAACTTAACTTGAAAGTAAATACTACTGGTGCCGACTATACGGATAGGTCAGTTCAAAAAGAATATGAACGGATAGACTTCTACGGTTATCTCGTTCATATCGTCCAAAGGCTGATGAATCCCAAAGCCGGAGGAAAACGGAAGGGTATTTTGGTCTTTACCCGTTTTTTGAAAGAAGCGGAACGGTTAACGATGTCAATACCCGGTTGCGCTATCGTTTCAGGTGATACTCCTAAGAAAGAACGTGAACATATTCTTGAGGCGTTCAAAGCTGGTGAAATTCCGGTAGTAGCTAATGTGGGTGTACTTACGACTGGCTTTGACTATCCGGAACTTGATACGGTCGTTATGGCACGTCCTACAATGTCACTTGCCATGTGGTATCAGATAGTCGGTCGTGCCATCCGCCCGCATCCTTCTAAAGAATGTGGATGGATTGTGGATTTATGCGGTAACATCAAACGTTTCGGAGAGGTGTCGGATTTACGATTGTTTGATAGCGGTAATGGTAAGTGGGCTGTATTTTCTAACGGAAGGCAATTAACTAACGTGAGATTCTAAGACTATGGACGAAGGATTTTTGAGGCTAAGCCGCAGGTTTTTCTCGAATGAAATGTGGAATGAAGCCCGTACTTTTAGCAGTTGCGAAGCGTGGTTAGACTTAATTCAGTCTGCACGATTTGAGGCAACGCCCCGAAAGGAGAGTATCGGAGGTCGAGAAATCTCTTATTCAAGAGGTCAATATCCTGCATCCATAAGATTTCTGTCACAGCGTTGGAAATGGTCTGAAAAGAAGGTGCGTTCCTTTCTTGTGCATCTTAGAAAGAAAGGTATGATAACTGTTGAGTGCAATCAAGGAATGAACCTTATAACCTTATGTAAATATGAAGAATATAATCCAATGGGCACAACCAAGGGCACAAGTAAGGACACAGGTATTGAAAAGGAAATTAATGAATTAAGACAGGAATGGGCACAACTAAGGGCACAACTTGGGGCACAGCCCATGAACAACAATCTACCGCAATCCGAACTTTTACAAAAATCAGGGCACACAGAGGGCACAAATACAAAGAAAGAAGAAAGAGAGTATATAGATATATCTCTACATCAAAAGAAAGAAAATACTCCTGACGGAGTATCAAAGAAAGCCAAGCTTTCTTCGCCCTCCCCCTCTGAAAAGATTGATTACAGCGGATTGATGGAATACTATAATACCACATTCAAAGGCAGACTCCAGCAGATAAGATCAATGACTGATGTGAGAAAAAAGGCTGTAAAAGCCCGGATAGCCCAATATGGGAAAGAGTCAGTGAGGAGTGTTTTCAATCTCATTCTTCAATCCCCGTTCTTACTTGGAGCTAATGACCGCAATTGGAAATGTGACTTTGATTGGATTTTCAAACAAGCAAACTTTACTAAAATATTGGAAGGAAACTATAATGGGACAAGACTTAGTAAAAATCAACAGGATAGCGAGCAGCGAAAACGTGATTCAGTTCTTGCAGTCGCTACAACCGTTAGAGAAGCTGCCGCAAAAAAGAGAAAGGAACTTGAAGCAGAGGGCGTTATTGAATAAATATCCCGATCCTGCACAATTCATTCTTGATTACAACCCTGATTTGCAGTTCAAACTTGTCAGATGTAATGCAACCCATTCAGAACTGGCGTTGAATGACAGCATTCCGAGTTTAGGGCTATTGTCTTCTACTTATGGGGATGAAACACCGATAGAATGGCTAAAGATACAATTGGGCTCATTGAATGACTTTGCAGAAGTTTCAACCAAGATAGCGAAAGAGCAACTTTCTGAACTATCGGAGATATTCCTTTCGGAGTATTATTATATAAATGCCGCTGAAATCTGTTTTTTCATAGCACGGTTTAAGTCAGGGAAGTATGGGCGGTTCTACGGTTCAATAGATCCATTGAAAATAACAAGTGCGATGCTGGACTACGTTTCTGAACGTCGGAAAGATATTGAACGGAAAGAGCGTGAACGATACAGAAACCAACGTGAAAAAGAGATAGAGGAGCGTGGAGATAACAGAATCTCTTATGCTGAGTACATTGAAATCAAGCACCGTGCTGATGCAGGAGATGAGGAAGCTAGAAAAATGCTGATATCACCATGAGAATAACCGTTTACTAGGTAACAAGAAATCCGGATGTTATTGTAAGAATCCGGAAAAAGTTCAATATCCCAAGTTATACTTCCGTGAACTACGAAACAGAATGTGAAATCAAGAATGAAGACTTTCCTCTGTTAGAATAAACAGAACGAAGGGGATTCATTCGAATTAGAAATAAGAATACACGATTATGCAAGGAACAGACAAACTGAATACGATAACCAACATCGTATTTGTCCTCACGGACGTTTTAGAAACCAACCTTCTAGAAATGCAGCAGCAATATAAGAAAGAAGGCTTTGAATTGCGGCACGATTCAAAAAGAAACTTCAACACAGCCATAGCCGCGATAAAGAGATTGAAAAGTGATGTGAATCATTGCAGCGAATCCACTCAGGAAAACTTCGGCAATGATTCTGACATGGTGAACGCCATGTTGCTCACACTGATTGACAGATGCGGTGATGATGACAACCTCGCTTATAAGATGTACGAATACATTAAATCTTTCCCGTCCAAACTGAATCTGGACTTGGATTTGGATAATGCGTTCAGCCACCTGTTTAGAAAAGAGAAATTAAAAAAAGAATAGCATAATGAAAGATTATATAGAATTTTTGAAAGACAAGATGGCAATCAGCCATCAGACTGGGTTTGAAGTCAGACCGGAAGAAATTTCCCCGTATTTATACCCTCATGTGAAAGATACAGTACGTTGGGCTATTTCCGGCGGTTGCAGGGCGATATTCTCCAGCTTCGGTATGCAGAAAACCGTAACCCAGTTGGAGATACTGCGGGTAATCCTGAACCGCACAGGAGGCAAAGGGTTGATAGTTTGCCCCAAGCGTGTAGTAGTGGAGTTCCTGACACAGGCCGAAAAGCATCTGGGCATGAAAGTGACCTATGTACGTACTATGCAGGAGGTGAAGCAATGTCCGACCAATATCATGGTGACAAACTATGAACGTGTCCGTGACGGCGAGGACGGAATAAGAATAGAACCTTCCTACTTTACCGTTACCTCATTGGATGAAGCGAGCGTGTTACGTGGATTCGGAACCAAGACCTATCAGGAGTTTCTTCCTCTGTTTGCAGAAGTTCCGTACAGGTTTGTCGCAACAGCCACACCGTCACCCAACAGATACAAGGAGTTGATACACTATGCCGGCTACCTTGGAGTGATGGATACCGGGCAGGCACTTACAAGGTTCTTCCAGCGTGACAGCACGAAGGCGAACAATCTTACCCTCTATCCCCACAAGGAGAAGGAATTCTGGTTATGGGTAAGTACATGGGCGTTGTTCCTCACCAAACCGTCCGACCTCGGTTATCCCGATATAGGATATGAACTGCCTGAACTGCGTGTACATGAGGAAGTGGTTAGTGTGGATAACTCCACTGCCGGAGCCGACCGTGACGGGCAGGTGAAAATGTTTCGTGAGGCTGCTCTCGGTCTTGCTGATGCAGCTAAGGAACGTCGGGACAACATGCAGGAAAAGATTGTCCGTGTGGTGGAAATCATTAACCGTCCTGAAAACAAAGACGACCATTTCCTTTTATGGCATGACCTGGAGAATGAACGGAAGGCTTTGTGTGATGCCATACCCGGATGTAAGGCTGTGTACGGCTTGCAGGATGATGAGGAAGCCGACGAAGTGATAGCGGACTTTAAGGACGGCTGTCTGAAATATCTGGCTGCCAAACCGGAGATGCTTGGTGAAGGTTTGAACTTCCAGTACCACTGTCATAAGGCAATCATGTTCATCGACTACCGTTTTAACGACAAGTTCCAGGCGATAGCCCGTATCTACCGTTTCATGCAGCAGCATCCCGTAGACCTTTACTTGGTGTATGCCGAAAGCGAAGGTGAAATATTCAAATCATTCATGCAGAAGTGGGCGCAACACCGCCAGATGGTAGCCAATATGACCGATATAGTCCGCGAGAACGGTTTGTTTGGTTTGCAGGCAGAGGAAAAGATGATGCGCTGGATGTTCGCCAGTCGGGAAGAGAAGTCCGGTAAACTTTGGAGGGCCATAAATAACGACAATGTTCTTGAATGTCAGACTATGGAAAGTAATTCGGTGGACCTGATTGTAACCAGTATCCCGTTCTCCAACCACTACGAATATACGCCTACCTATAATGATTTCGGACATAATGAGGACAACGGCAAGTTCTTTGAGCAGATGGACTACCTTACGCCTGAACTTATGCGCATATTAAAGCCCGGCCGGTTGGCTTGCATCCATGTAAAGGACCGTGTACTATTCGGTAACGCTACTGGTGATGGTATGCCCACTATCGATCCGTTCAGCGAAATGACAGTATTCCATTATCTGAAGCACGGGTTCCGCTACATGGGGCGTATTACAGTGGATACGGATGTAGTAAGGGAGAACAACCAGACTTATCGACTTGGCTATACTGAAATGTGTAAGGACGGTTCAAAGATGGGTATCGGTTGCCCGGAATATGTTCTTCTTTTCCGCAAGCTGCCTTCTGATACCTCACGGGCCTATGCTGATTTGCCGGTGACAAAGAATAAGAGTGAATACTCGCTTGCCCGTTGGCAGATAGATGCTCATGCAAGCTGGAAATCTTCCGGTAACTCTCTGTTGAGTTACGAGGATATGAAAGGTGCCGGTATTGATAAAATACGCCATTTGTTCAGGAATTATGAACGCGAGCATATATATAACTACGAGGAACATGTATCATTCGCTGAGGAATTGGAAACATACGGAAAGCTGCCTAAAACGTTCATGGCCGTTGACCCGGTAAGCAAGAAAGATTGGATATGGGATGATGTCACCCGTATGCGCACGCTCAATACCAAGCAGTCACAGAAGAAACGGCAGAACCACATCTGCCCTTTACAACTCGATATTGTTGAAAGACTGATTGAACGGTATTCAAACAAGGGTGAGTTGGTGTTTGACCCCTTCGGAGGTATCGGCACAGTACCTTATTGTGCCATCAGACTGAAACGTAAGGGATTATCTACAGAACTGAATTATGACTATTGGAAAGACAGTCTTTCATATCTGTATGAGGCGGAGATGGAGGTCAGCGCACCCACATTGTTTGACTTGATAAATGTAAGATAAAAAAGAATGGAGAGCAGGTGTCGAACCTGCGCCTCCACAATGAGTGGCATTCTTTCCACTTAAACTACTCCATTCTCTACTCCACTCAAATTGAAAAATCCCCAAATTCAGTTGAGTTGAAAATTCAACAAGGCTTTCCTTTCGGCATAGCCTAAAGGAGATAATTCCTAAATTGAGTTTAAAGCCAAATTTGTTTTTAATTATTGTCGGCTTTTTATTCTGAGAATTTCTGAAAATTTCTGAGATACGTTCTGAAATGAGCCGACAAGTATTTGTCGGTATTATTTTCATAAAAGTATTTATTAGAAATTAAACAATAATTAAAAAGCAACAAGGATTTGAACCTTAACGTCAATGCGTACCATTTAGTTACTTGGCACAAATATAAGTAAAAAATAATAAGATGAAAGCAATAACCATAAAACAGCCGTGGGCCTCTTTGATAGTCCATGGTATTAAAGACATTGAGAACCGTACTTGGAGCTGCCCTAAGAAATACTTAGGGCAGAGGGTACTGATTCATTCAAGCGGTAAACCTTTGAATTATGATAATTTCTATGATTCAATACTTACCAATGAGCAGTTATTGGCATTACCGGAAAACAAAGAGTGGAAAGATTTTAGTTTTTGTACAGGCTCCATAATCGGAAGCGTCGAGATAATAGACTGTGTACAAAACCATCCTTCCATCTGGGCAGAGAAAGGAGTTTATAACTGGGTACTAGCTAACCCTATTCTCTACGAAAATCCAATTGAGGACGTGAAAGGCAAATTATCCTTTTGGGATTATCCCAGTATCAAAGAGGTAAAGATAGAATGTCCGGAATGTGGCAGTATAGAAATAGCTGTTGAGGACTATACAACGGCACCATTCCCAACTTATTTGCATAGGTGTAATAAGTGTGAACATGTGATTATAGAAAGTGAGTGGAAGGAGGTAAAACTATGAGAGATTTTTATGAACTGATAAACCAATATCCATGGACTACTATTTTTCTTGCTATTTTCATTTATGAAGTGATTAAATGTGTGATGTCTAATTTGAAAAAGAAATAGCCATGAGCAAACTATACAAAGTAACCATTTTCGGGGAATCATTCTTAATCGGGTGGTTCCCTTTTTCTTCACGCTGGTATAACAAGCTAAAGATAATCAAATGATAGTACGTCATTTTATAAAAGTTCCGGTTGGAAGTACTGTCTATTGCGACAATCAGCCGGTTAAAATACTGGAGAAAGGATATGCCCTTGCTCTATGTGATGTTAATGGGAAACGGGTATATATCACCTGCTATGATTTGGAAAAGAAACCATTCGTCAGCACGAATGGGGAAGAATGAAAAAGAGCCAACCCACGCACGACCATGAATCAGCTCTTCCTTACACGATTATGATGCAAATATACTATTTACTTTTAAAATAATCGTGTTATGGAACTGGATTTTAACAAAATAATTCGCCTTAAAAAGATTAGAATTGAGAAATCAGAACTTTCAGAGGAAGAGAATGCTTTGACTGCCCCGGTTCTGAAAGACAAGTGTCTTATCCATGAAATCTATAAAATATTTGTTGAGCTACTGAATGAGAGAGGATGTTCACCGAATATTGACAGTGTTACCCAGCGGAAAAAGTTCATTTTCATTATCCTGTACCTGTTTTCTCCAAGTTCGCTTGCCGGTGGAAAAATGACAGCTGGGTTACGCGAAGAGATGTCAAGGGTACTTGGGGTTCAGTCCAAGAGTACAATTTCCGACAATTGTGCTGATGTCGTATTTTTGTATCAGAACTATGGGGATTTCAGTGGAGATATAGAGTATCTTTACACCGAAATCGTAAATCGGTTGAAATTCAAAGGGCTAATCAATTAACGAGCCGGGGCTTAGTGCTCCGGCTTTTGTTATGTGTACACGGTGTTAAAAGTAACAAATATGTTATTTCTTTCTTCATCTTTGCTTGTTTTATTGTAACAAATATGTTACTTTTGTAGTGTCAATTAAAAATGTTCTTTGATTTTATGAAGTATTCAGAGTTTTACAAATTGATTGAATCAGCTGGCTGGACAATCAAAAAGGGAAAGAAACATTATAAATATGTTCATCCCGACTTTGACTACTTTATTCCTGTTGGCAGACATCAGTCTCAAGAGATACCCAATGGTACTCTTGACAGTATGTTGAAAAAGGCAGGGTTAAAGAAGTGAAAGGACTGCACCCACTTCGGTGGGTGCTTTAATTGACGAATTTAAAATACACGATTATGAAGAAGATTAAGGCAATTATTGAAAAGGCGAATGATGGGGGTATTTCCGTATATTCGGAGGATGTGAACGGAGCGTACGGTTTTGGGCTTACAGAGCAGGAAGCGAAAGATGATTTTATGTCCGTACTTGAGGAGCAGGCCGAATATTATAAAGAAAAACATGGAGACTTTCCTGTGTGGTATAAGTCTGGGTATTCTGTTGATTACATATATGATTTAAGCGGATTCTTCGAGGCATTTCCTTTCATAAATGCCAGTAAGTTTGCAAAGGAAATTGGCATGAATGAATCTGTCATGCGGAAATATAAGGGAAAGATTGTAACAGCTTCCGATAAACAAAGAGCTCTTATACAAGAGAGATATAATAATCTTCTCAGAAGAATGGAAGCTGTCAGATTCTGATATTCTAGCCGTGAGGCTCTGATATAAAATCAAGAACTAATTGACAACAGAAGGCGCATCGTTTTGGTGCGCCTTTATTGCTTTTAATGAGGTTATCAATGAGTAAGCTGGAGTTTAGTGCTTTGGCTTATTTCTTATTTGTAGGGAGATATAAATAAAACCATATCAAATTCAGACACTTTGTTATCTGGTAGTGGGTATAATATTCTTTTGTCAACAATAAAGTGTTTTGTCCCACAATCAGTAATAATGGTATCTTCCCCACTAATAAAGGCGGAAAAGTCTAATATGTCTCCAGGAAGGGGAGCTACTTGTATAGTGTATTCATAAGACATATTCCAATTCATATTAGATACATTGGAACTAAGAACAAAACAGCATTTGTACTTACCATTAGAGTCGCTATCAAAAAAACTACAATTTCCATTATCTTCCCCAATTAGTTTTATAATAGAAACGTTTAATGCGTCGGCTATCTTCTTGATAGTATCCAGTGAAGGATATGATTTGCCGGTTACAATGTTGCTAACGGCAACTTTTGAAATGCCTATTTTTTCAGCAAGCCATGCGGATGTAACGTTACGCTCACTCATAAATTCTTTAATTCTCAAATCCATAAACTCTACTTTATTAAGATTATTCCGCAAAGTAATGCAAACTTTATCAAATAGCCTAATATTGATAAAGTTTGGTTTATTAAATAATCTTAATAGATAAATAAAACTTTATCAAAAGCATTATGATTGATAAAGTTTGCTTTATCTTTGCATCATCAGAAACGAAGTAATAACAATTAAAAGATATACGATAATGAAAGCAACAGACCTTTTTAATTATAGAAAAGAAGATTTTGAGACTATTGAATCATTCTCAAAGAGAGTATATGAGACAGCAAAGAGATATAGAAGTTCTTTGCACTTTACACCGCAAGAAAGCTATCATGTACTAACTATACTCGCAAAATATTATAATGAAAGCGCGTCTGATATTCTTTCTGCTATAAGAGATATTGAATTTAGATGTGCTTCAAGAAAGTATAGAATACAATGGGTGAAGTGTTTGAGCGAGCATTATTTGGTGATAGATAAAAGATAAGTTTAACCAGCAGGGCGAAAGCCCTGCGCAATATAGAAGAATATGAAAGAAAATATATTTTTAAAAGCAGTTATAGAAAAACCGTTATTGAATAATGAACCAGAAGTTTTACACCTTTTCGTTCAAATTATCAATGAAATAACTTCTTGTATGTCAGAAGACGAGTTAAGAGGCTGTATGAACTCTTTAATAGTAAGATACCCTTATTTTAAACTGTTTTTCGATTATGGTTTCGGACATAATCATATGTGGGTGAAAGCATCAGGTTCTTTAGAAAGATTGATATTGGTTGAGTTCTAATCCGGTAGCTTTCGGGCTACCATAATATATACGATTATGAAAGAGTATGATAAATCAATAATTAACTGCAAGCGAATAGTACGTAATCCGTGCGGGCCAGACGAATACGAAGTGACAATTAAACCTCATGGCGAACCTGAACAAGTGATATATACACTTGCTGGTCCTTTTGAAAGCGATGAAGCAATTTGTGACAGAATTTATCGTCAGTGGTTAAAAGAATAAATATAATAATCCGGTAGCCTTTGGGCTACCACAATACACACGATTATGGAAGCGGATTTAGTTTTAGTTATCAGCCCCGAAGCCCCACTGATGAAACAACTGGGCAAGGTATTGGGTAAGTTATGTAGTATGTGCGATTTTACCACCATAGAAAGGGGTGAAAAGTACATCACCATACAGCATGATGAAACTGGGCTTGTAGTGGCTTATACAAGTGAAGAAAGATTGAATGTGAAACATTAAATATTGATTGTTATGGGTGAAATAGCAGATAGTTTAATTAGTGGTGAATTTGATTGCATCACAGGTGAATATTTAGGCGAAGCGGTCGGTTATCCAAGAACGCTTGCTTATGGCAGACATGAATACATGCCACCAGTTGAAAAGAAGCCTACCAGCAAGGCGAATGTCTGTATAACTAACATGTGTAAGGACAGAGGTTTCAGTAACCGTGAAAAGATTGAATTAGTAGCCAAATTCTTGTATAGCAAAGGTTATAAACAATTGCCTAACCTATCCCATCAGTATAAAATCATTCACAGCCAGTACAAGAATGATTTTAAAAAGTTTTTGGTTGAACAAGTAAAGCAAAGAAAGGATGAATAATATCTTCACAATATGCTATTCAGAAGAAGAAGCAAATGAAATAGGCCACTTCATTTTGAGTAGAGGATACGAGGGTGTTCAAAATGATAGCTATAGATATTGCCGTGAAGCGATTTGGTGGGCTTTCAAACAAGCTAAAAGGCATCATTTAAATTGCATCTACGTTGGCGTTGCAGGTTGCCAAATGACTGTATCAAAATCAAAGCGAGGTCTTAGACGAAACGGTCTTAAATACATAGAGAAAAGGCGAATGTTTTACAAATTACTAAGTAAGTATTGATAAATGATTATGAACTCAATTAACGACGAAAGGGGTTGCAGCGTATGCCAGCCCGGTAAAGAGAATTACACTACCTACACAACGAAGTTAGGCAGAAAGAGAGTGAGAATGTACCAGTACGATTACCGTACTGAGAGTGGTGAACTCTTTGCTTGTTGTGCGCCTACCTTAGAGGCGTGTAGAGAAAGACGGGACAAATGGCTTAGTTCACGACAATAAGCCGATTGTCGTGTATAACGATTGAAGATATTTCGTTATCTTTGGTTATGGTAGTACCTTTGGGGTACTATCGCGGAATGGAGCAGTTGGTTAGCTTACCGCTTTGACTTGGCGGTGGTCACAGGTTCGAGTCCTGTTTCCGCAACTATTGAGTATTAATTAAAAAAATGACACGATTATGAATGTATTAACATTACAGATTAAAAAAGATAGTTTTCAATCTATCTTAAAAGGTGAACAAGACATAGAACATAGATATGTTTACCCCTCAAATGTTACAAGATATGTATATTTTGAACACGATGGCAAAAGATACAAACGGCAAGAAGATATACCAAATGATGATAAGGATGTGGATGTAGTACCAATAAAGTATGACGCTTTGGTTCTTATAAATGGCAGACGAAAAGATGCGCCACGTCTTACGGTGGAGGTTAAGAGTGCTGAATTTATCATTTTTACAGATGAAGATGGTAACGACCAAGTATTTGAAGAAAACGGCAAAGAATATCTTGTTTGCCAAGTATGGTATCATTTGGGTAAGATACTTAGTACAGATAATGTTTGATTGTTTAATTTTAAAATTTATTAGTTGAGTCGGTAGTACAAGGAGAAGAATTAACAGAACAATGGGACCGCGCCATAATATGAACGGTGCAGGGGCTGGTGGTAGATTGGTTGCCAGACGTGGCGGTGAAGCTGGTACAACGCAGTTAGGAAATAGAGACCAAAGACGGTATGACTTACGTGTTGCCTTTGGGGTTCGTGGAGCAAATGGTTCAAATGGTTAGCCTATGAACAAGTATGCCCTTACAATGCAGATAATACGCAGTGTTCGTGATAAAACGGACACTGCTGTGTTGTTTTATTCAGCCGGTGGTAAAGACGGTATAGCTTTATTGGATATGCTTGCAGGTGTATTTGATAAGGTTATATGCTATTATATGTACCTCATACCAAATTTAGACCATGTGCAGCCTTATATCAAATGGGCAGAAAATCATTACAAAAATGTAGAAGTACGCAAAATTAGACATTTTCAGCGTGACTATTACGATTTCTGGGGCTTTTTTCGTGAACCAGATAGTTCTATAAAGCCGAGAAAGATTGGTGAAATAGAACAATTTGTAAGAGAAGAGACAGGCGTCATGTACGGATTCAGCGGAATGAAAGGCGTAGATGGCTATATGAAACGGATGCGCTTAAAGAAGTTTGCTAAAACCGGCTATGTAACAGATAAAGGCATGGTTTATCCTCTTGCATTGTGGACAAACAAAGAAGTGCTTCAATATATTAGGCAAAGTGGATTGATACAACCTTTTATCTATGATGCAAACGCTATAAGTCAAGGATTTACTATTGATTTAAATACGATGCTATTAATGCGTAGTAAATATCCCAATGATTATAAACGCATTTTGAAAGAGTTCCCATATTCCGAAAAATTAATATTCGATTATGAAAGAGAACAAAATAACTCAACCGGAAAGTAGAGAAATACAGCGGAGTGATATAAACTTCGCTAACTACAATCCTCGCAAAATAACACAAGAAGCAAGAAAGAACCTGAAAGCAAACCTAAAGCGTGTAGGGTTGCTTGGTGGTATCGTATGGAATGAGGTTACTGGCAACCTTGTTTCTGGTCATCAACGTATTTCAGTGATAGATGAAGTAAATAAATACAATCCTGACACGAGAACTAATGATTATTTGATTCGTGTTGAAGTAGTTCACATGGACGAAAAAACTGAAAAAGAGCAGAATATCTTTATGAATAACAGAAGCGTACAAGGCGATTTTGATTCAGATATGTTAAAAGATATGCTTGATGGAATTGATTATAGCCTTGCCGGACTGAATGACTTCGATTTGAATATGCTTGGAATTGGTGATTTGGACTTTTCTATTAACGATGATATTTGGAGAAAGGAAGATATATTGGACGATTCATTATCAGCCATAGATGAAGCTACTAAAGAAGGTAAAGAGAATAAAGACATTAACCGTTCCAATAATTTTTATGAGGATTCAAAAGAAAATCAAATTGTACGTCACAATGAAGTGCAAAAGATAAAAGACAGAATTAGCAACCAAAATAGCTTTGAAAAGGATAACGGAATGTTAAGCTATGTCGTGCTGTCTTTTAATAGCCCAACAGAAAGGGTTAATTTCATGAAGATGTTCGGTTATGGATTTGAAGAACGATACATTGATGGAAAAGAATTTATGGATAGAATAGAATTTGGGGTAGAATAATGGCGAACGAACAGAATTTAACGCAGAAAGGCAAACGCATTAGCACAGAGAGAGCGCAGGAACTCGCAAGACTTTCGGCTGAATCGAGAAGACAGAAAAAGGAACTTGTGAAAACCGCAAGAGAGTTTGCCATTGCTGCGTTGAATGCTGAAACTACAGATGATAAAGGTCGGAAATACATTGTAAAGGATGCCATGATAAAAAAACTCATAGCGAAAGCTGTGGGTGATGCGGATTTGAACGCTATAAGGTATTTATTAGAACTTATCGGTGAATCTCCTGCTGATGAAAACCAAAAGATTGCAAATGCTGATATTCCAACAGACATAGAGCATGGCATCAACATTGATTCCTGGATTAAAGACAAGCTAAAATGATAGTACCCCAAGAAATTTACCATCCATTATATGAGGATAAGGAAAAATTTATAATTCTTATCACCGGTGGGCGTGGTTCGGGAAAGTCTTTCAATGCTTCTACCTTTATTGAGCGGTTGACTTTTGAAATGACTCCCGTAGAGAAAATAGTTCATCAGATTCTTTACACCCGTTACACGATGGTTTCTGCCGGTATGTCTATCATCCCCGAAATGATGGAGAAGATAGATTTGGACGGTACCACGAAATATTTCAAGACCACAAAGACGGACATAGTCAATAAGATGACTAAGAGCCGTATCATGTTCCGGGGTATCAAGACTTCTTCCGGGAACCAGACAGCAAAACTGAAATCCATTCAAGGCATTACGACTTTCGTCTGCGATGAAGCGGAAGAGTGGACAAGCGAAGATGAGTTCGACAAGATAATGCTCTCCATTCGCAAGAAGGGTATTCAGAACCGGATTATCATTATAATGAACCCATGCGATTCCAATCACTTCATCTACAAGAAATACATTGAGAAAACTCACAAGCTGGTAGAGATTGACGGTGTGCAGGTTCAGATTTCCACTCATCCGAATGTGCTCCATATCCATACTACGTATTTTGATAACTTGGATAACCTTTCTCCTGAGTTCCTGAAAGAGGTGGAAGATATGAAGGTGAGTAATCCTGAAAAGTATGCTCATGTGGTTATCGGCCGGTGGGCTGACGTTGCAGAAGGTGCTGTGTTCAAGAAGTGGGGAATTGTTGACGAGTTCCCGGCTTGGGCAAAGAAAATTGCTTTCGGGCAAGACTTCGGTTATACGCATGACCCGTCTGCTTCCATTCGTTGTGGTATCGTTGATAACGCCCTTTACTTGGATGAAGTGGATTACCGTACTGGATTGCTTTCTTCTGACATCATCAAGACTCTTCGCCCGTGGGGATTGAAAGTCATAGCTGACAGTGCTGACCCTCGATTGATTCAAGAGATACACAACGGAGGAATCAAGATATATGCCGTAGAGAAAGGTGCAGGCTCTATCAATGCCGGAATTGACAAAATGAAAGATATGGAGATTTATATAACCAAACGCTCGTACAACTTGCAAAGCGAGTTCAGAAAGTATGTTTGGGCAAAGGATAAGGACGGGAACTATATCAACGAACCGGAAGACCATGACAATCACGGAATAGATGCTGTACGTTACTATGTATTGGGTGAGCTTCTTGGTAAGATTCAGAAACCGAAAGATTTAACAGGAATATTCACACATTAAAAATATAAACTATGCCATTGAATTTAGAAGAAATATTAGCATTGCCTGACATCGGGCAGAAGATAAACTACCTGAAGAAAGGTAGGAAGACTGAACTTCCCGACCGTTGCAAACTTTGGGATGATTGGAATCCGGAACGACATGAAATCATGGTTGACAAAAAGAAGTATCCGGACAGAAAGGTTCTTGAAAAAGAAGCAGAGAAGCACTTCGATGAAAAAACTGGTAAGACTTATGAAATCGAAGCAAAGTATAAGACTGAACCGGTGAACCGTATTTCTATTCCATTGGAACAAGATATAGTGAACATTCAAACTGCTTTCACGGTCGGCACAGAACCGTCTATGGATTGCACTCCGACTGATGATGATGAAAAGAAGCTGCTGGATGCGGTAAAGGCTGTATTTAAATCCAACAAAATCAAATACCAAAACAAGAAGATTGTCCGTGCCTGGCTCTCCGAACAAGAAGCGGCAGAATATTGGTATGTTACCGATGATGATTCGTTTTGGGCGAAGTTCTGGAAAAAAGTAAAGACTACATTCGGAGGCAAGGTAAAGCCCACCAAGAAACTGAAAAGTGTGTTATGGTCTCCGTTCCGTGGGGATAAGCTATACCCGTTCTTTAACGATGAAGGTAAGATGATTGCTTTCTCACGTGAGTACAAGAAGAAGCTCATGGATGATTCGGAGATAACTTGCTTTATGACTATCACGGACAAAATGGTTTATCAATGGGACTTGTCTAAAGGGTATGAAGAAAGAACGCCTTTTGCTCATGGATTCTCCAAACTACCGGTTCTCTATGCTTATCGTCCTGAACCTTATTGCAAGAAGATAAAGACTTTTCGGGTCCGGTTGGAGAAACTATTATCCAATTATGCTGATTGTATAGACTACCATTTCTTCCCACTATTGAAGCTAATTGGTGATGTAGAGGGTTTCATGGGTAAGGTTAAGGATAGAATGGTCAAACTTACAGGTGAAGGTGCGGATGCCCAGTATCTGACGTGGAACCAAGTTCCGGATACGGTACGTTTTGAAGCAGAAACACTCACCAATATGGCTTATGATATGTCAAACACTCCAAGAATATCCTTTGAGACGTTGAAGGGGGTAGGCAAAGCATCAGGGACCGCTTTCCGCTTTATGTTCATGGGCGCACATATGGCGGTAGAAAATCACGGTGAGGCTATCGGTGAGTTCTTGCAGCGGAGAGTAAATTTTATTGTTTCCGCTTTAGGCTCTATCAATCCAACCGAGTTTAGCAAGGCATCGCAAACCATTGACATAGAGACAGAACTGGTTCCATATATGATTGATGATTTGAATGATAAGGTGACTACTGCGGTTTCCGCTGTCAGTGGTGGCATCTGGTCAACGCGTGAGGGAATCATGTTTGCCGGGAATGCTGATAGGGTAGAAGAGGAGCTTGCAGAAATCAAGGAGGAACAAGGGGCAAAGAATAACAATGCAGTGTCTCCTAACTCCAAAGGATAATTCATTACTTCATGTTCTTATCGTACTATTGAGCGGAGCTAATTTAGTTCCGCTTTTTTATTGCTAAATTCTATATTATAGAATATATTCTCTGGAAAAATTTTATAATTCAAAATTAATTCATATTTTTGCATCAAACAAAAGAGGTATGAGGATTGTATCACATAAGAAATTGAAAGAGTTCTACGAGACGAAAGGCTATGAAGATTCACGCATAGCCTTAGAACGTTGGTATGATATAGTGGAAAAAGCTGAATGGAAGAACCTATCAGACATTAAAGTGGATTTTCTTTCTGCTGACTATGTAGGCAACCAACACTACGTTTTCAATATCAGAGGCAACAACTATCGGTTGGTTGTCGTTGTTAAGTTTACAATTGGGTACGTCTTCATTCGCTGGGTTGGTACTCATAAAGATTACGATAAGATAGATTGTTCAACCATTTAAGAGATAGAAGTATGAATAAAGTAACGAAAGAACAGTATGAATTTGCTTTGGCGAGAGTGGAGGAACTTCTGCCATTGGTTGATGACAATACGCCTTCAAATGATAAGAATGCGGTGGAGCTTACAGTTATGTCCGATATTGTGATAGCATACGAAAAAGAACATTATCCGATAGAAAAACCGACTGTTGCGGAATTGATAGAGCTATCCCTTGAAGAGAAAGGGATGAGTCAAAAGCAACTTGCTGGTGAGATTGGAATAAGTCCATCGCGTGTGAATGACTATATCTCCGGACGTTCGGAACCGACCCTCAAAATTGCGAGGTTGCTATGTCGAGTGCTGAATATACCTCCGGCCGCAATGTTGGGATTCTAATCCAAAATACAAATATGAAAAAGAGAAAGAAAATAGTATTACTACTAGGTGCAGGTTTTCCTGTAGCATGGGGAGCTCCATTTTCCAAAGATATTCTTGATAGAATAATTGAAGATAAAGAATATATGTATGATAGTAATACAACTTGGGGTAAATTTATATTTGATACATTAAAATCTTTTTATGAAGAGGAGGACGGAGTCACTGTTAATTTCGAGACAGTGATTGCTGCATCGGAATCTATAATGAATTATGTTATAGCGTCAACCAATGAAAACAGGAATTCGTATAATACGTCATTTACTCCTGCTGTTAATGTCCTAATAGACTCCATCCAGCAAAAACTAAATGAGATATCTGATAAATTAGAGAAAAGGAGGCATTTTTATTCTATATACAAACATTTTGTGGATATTGTTATTCAACTCATTAAGGGATATGATGAAAAAGCTTGTGCTGCTGAGTATAAACTACTAAATGAAAGATTGAACGAATTTATTGAATCTTTATTGAACAAGAAATATTCAGTAAAAATATATACCACAAATTATGACGCTATGATACCTCAGATTCTTTCAAAGCGTAAAATATATATGGGGGAACATTTGTTATCTGATTATAGTATTGTTTATAAAGCTGATTATTTAAGAAATAAAGACTCTCATTTAAGTTACTTTTACCTACATGGCTCTATCTATTGGACTTTTAAATTTGTAGAGAATAAATATAGAGTTGTAAAATCTACGATAACTGGAGAGGTGCAATCCTTAACTGCTCAAGGCGGAAATCCGAGTGAGAATTTAATTTTTAGCCCGATAGTTGTTGGGTATACTAAGACTCAAAGAAGTCTAATGAATCCTTTTAATATCGGATTTACTAATTTTGCAAATGATTGTAATGATTGCAATAAGTTGCTAACAATAGGGTATTCGTTTTCTGATCCACATATTAATTCTATAATTCAAACTAATGTAGACTTTAATAAAGTTCGGCTTGCATATATAGGATTCGTTGAAAGGTTTGAAGGTTCTTCAGAGTATACGAAAATAGATTACTTCATAAGAAGATTGTATAAAAAAAACGAGGATGAAAGTTGGTTCAACTCAATTAATAATAATTTTGTTGCATATAAAAAAGGGTTTTCTAATTTTATAGAGAATAGAGATAATTGGACTAAGATTTAAAGATTGCTAGCATAAAAAAGGCGTGATTCACTCAGTTTCACGCCTTTTTTATACTCATTTCCCACAATCACCTGATTGTGGTTTTCTACCACTCCAATTATTCCCCTTTCATTCACTTACTGACTACTTTATATACCGTATTTACGACAATGGATTGATTGTCGTGAATGGGAAGCCTAAATATTTATCAGTCATCTGTATTGGTAGTATTTTTATTTCCGCAAATTGAATCTCAAATTTTAATTCATACGGTATGACAATCTTAGAACAAATTTTGGCAGGGCTGCAACAGAAGTTTACTGGGGTGGACACTGCTATCTTAACCCGAATCGCTACTAAAAAAGCAGAGGGTGTAACGGACGAGACAAAGGTAAACTCAATTGTTGAGGGTATCAGTTTTTCGGACGTGCTTAACTCCTATGGTGATTTCCGTGCCGGGGATGCTTCCAAGACCGCAGTTTCCAACTACGAGAAGAAACATAACCTTAAAGACGGTAAGCCAATCGAGACTACCACAACCATCAAAACGGAAGAGAATAAAGACGATGTGCCTGCATGGGCGCAAGCTTTAATTGACTCCAACAAGAACCTTTCTGATAAGCTAACACAGTTAGAAACGGAAAAGGCTCAAGCAACACGTAGCCAGCAGATTTTGGCAAAGGCAAAGGAGTATGGTATTCCCGAAAACTACGCCAAACGATGCGCCATTAAGGACGATGAGGACTTGGACGCATACTTCAAGGACTTGAAGCAGGAGTTCGCAAATGACGGCTTCAAAGGCGTAACCCCTCCCGAATCAGCGGAAGAGAAGATTGAGAAAGAATCTGAATCTATCGCTAAAATGATTGATGAGGGTACGAAAACTATTGTTGAACAAAACAAGAATTAATTATGTCAGCAGGATTTAAGTATGACTTGGTTCCGCCCGTTGAGCAAGAGGAACGCTACGATGTCCAGACCGGCATTCGTAGACGTGGTCCGTTCAAACTTGATACGCAGAACCTGGTAGTGGGAAGTTTTCTTCCCGGATTTACACCGATTTGTGCGGACTTGAAAAACAAGTTCGCTTATGCGGTAATCAATGTGAGAGTTGCGGAAGCCTATACCACTGGTGGAGAGGCTTTGTCTATCAAAGTAGCTAAGAACTCTTTGGCTTATGTGGGTATGTTTGTCGGAAACGGCAAGAAAGGTGCAGAAGTAACGGCAATTGATAAGTCTAATGCCAACTACGATGTATTGACTATCAAGGCTGCTTTTGGTGAGAATATTGCCAAAGATGCTGTATTATTCAATGCGGTTGCAGTTGATGGTTTAAAGCAAAAGCATGTCGCTAATTCGGCTCTGTACAACCGTACAAAGGTTGAGGATGGAATTACATTGGTTTCATTGCTTCGTACAGCCGCAGAGATTGAACCTTCAAAATTGGTTATGCCGTTCTCCGAGAACGATAAAGCCAACATGAAGGGATGGTTTGAATTTAACGAGTAAGGAGGTAGGATATGTTTTTAACGATTCAAACATTATTCGATGATGCGAACATTGTTTCCGCTATCATCAGACGTGTGAACCAGACACGCAAGGACACAATCTATTGGCAACAGTATCTTACTTTCCGCAGAGTAACTACTCGTGTGTTCAAGGATTATATCGGTTCTGTAACCGGAGTTATGGCCGGCTCTATCAATTCACGTTTTGGAGAGAAACCCATCCGTGAACGTCGGAATATCGGTTCCGGATATGGTGAGATTGCCTATTTGGGTGATGCTTATCAGATGTCTATTGACCGTCTTTCTGAATTGCAGGATTTGATTGACAAGTTCAATGCAGCTAAGCCAGCCGACCAAAAGGCTGCAATGGAAGAGATTGTAAACTTCCTGGCAGACGACTACCGTCAGATTACCCTTGCCGCCCACAAGCGTATGGATATTATTGTCGGTGCGCTGTTGATGCTTGGTGAAGCTACCGTTTACAACAAAGACGCTGCAATCACTTCCGGTCAGACCAATAATAAACTGCTGGAGATTGCCCTTCCGTTCAATTTTATCAAGCCGAAAAGTGGAGATGTGGTTGTGGACGGAAAGAATATGTTTATCTCTTATTTGAGAGAGAAACTTCATTCCTTGGCACCGGACTATGGCGTTTATGCCAAGATGGTTATAACTCGTGCATCTTTCAACAAGTTTATTCTTGGTTCATCTGAATTTGGTGAGCAGTACAAGATGATTCTCGGCAGCAACGAAATGAAGTTGAGTACGGGATTGGTTTCCTCTTCTTTGGCTTCCGAAGTGTTCACCGGCATCGGTCTGCCTCGCATCGAAATCAAGGAGGACTACGTGAAAGACCAGACGGGAAAGAATGTGCAGATTTACGCGGATAACCGTATTACTCTGTTACCTTCTGACAACATTGGTTATATGCGCCATCATACCCCGTATGAAGCGACAGACCCAGTACAAGGACGTACTTATATCCCGTCAGAGGGGCAGATGCTTATCTCCAACTACCGTGACAAAAACGGTCGCTACATGGAATATACGGCAGAGTGGATTCCGCAGATTTCCAATCCAGATTTGATTACCAATTTCGATTTGAGCGAAATTGCATCCATCCAATCAGCATAAGGGGGTAGGATATGAAAGTAAAGGTTATATCAGTTTTCCGCGACAAGTTCACCGGAAAGTATTATACTCCCGGTGAAGTGATTGAAGTCGGTGAGGAAGCCCGTGTGCTGGATATGGAAAGCCGCAGACTCGCTGAACGGATTGAGGTGAAAAATCCCGAAGTGAAAGCCCCTGAAGAAAAGAAAGAGGTGAAAATTTCCCTCTTTGAAAAGGAGTTTGAGAAGAAGACTTTGATTGATGCTTTGAAGTCTATCGGTGCGCAGGCTTCCGGCAATATGAAAGAGGAAACTCTTTTGTCTAAGGTCTCAGAACTGGATGAAGAATCAACAGCCAAACTGAAAGAAGCATTAGGGATTGAGTAAAAGGATAGGGTAGTGCTTCTACCCTTCCATTGTCTAATTTTATAAATCAGAAAAGAAATGAAGAATTTTATTTTTGCCATGTGTGGCTTTTTAATGATGTCTTTGGTCTCGTTGAGTGTGCAGGCATCAAGTGTGGAATCTCCCAAGTGTGAATATGTGAATCCATCGGTTAATGCCGGTTTGCCGGATATTCAGTCTATCACTTTGGAAACAGTTCCGGCTGATTGTGTTGTACTGACCATGACACCTCCCGTCTTCTTGGTTGCAAATAACCCGGCTATGATGTGTTCGATGAAAGAGGAAGCGGCTATTCAAGGGATACGAATTAATGTTCCCAAATGTCCGTTCAGATACATCTATAAATCTAAACATTGTACGCATTATAGCTATACCGCATATAGTAAACTGATTACACCATATTGAATGATAGCAGCCATGAGTAACAAGGAGTTTGTACTAAGCGTATTTGATAAGAACACCCCGTCTAATCTTGTAGTTGAAAATATACTTTCAAGAACGGGATTGGATGGTGAAGAACCTTTTGCCGAGAAAAATCGGGCAAGATTAGAGGTCGCTTGTGCAAAGCAAATTCCGTGGATGATACAAAATCCATCTTCGGTCAGCGAAAGCGGATTTTCTGTGTCTTGGTCTAATTATGTTGATAGCCTAATGAAATTGTACTCATGGCTGTGTAAGCAGTACGGCTTGAAAGACGAACTGAGTAACAAACCTAAAGTGACTTTCTTATGATATTCGCTCCACACATATTGCAGGTTAAAGTTATCACCCCGATGGATAAGGATGAGTTTGGCAGACCTATTCCCGGAACAGGTGGTGAATACTGGCAGGAAGTATGCAAGTGCCGTTGTGATGATAACACTACCAAGGAGTTTAAGTCAGAAAACGGCTCAGTATATCGCCCTAACTATCATGTAGTATGTGAGAAAAGAATTACTGTCAAGGCTGGCGATGAAGTACGTTGCATGGATGGTGATGGCGTAAGAGGTCAAGGCGAAGTCTACACGGTAAAGAGTACAAACTACTTTAACTACTCGGAATTATGGATGTAGATTTCGATTTCTCAGATGTCGACTCCTTTTTCGATGAAGGAGAATGGGAGGTCGAAAAGAAGATGATTGATGTAGGCGATGAAGCCGTGAAGTACGCGGAGGAACATGGCGATTATCAAGACCACACACTCACTTTGAGAACGTCCAATGGTTACGATGTCGATAAAGACGGTTTGACGCTGAAAAACGAAGCGGAATACGCTTCATTCGTGGAATCTAAGGGATTTGATGTTTTAAGTAGTGCCGCTTTATATGCGGAGAAACGATTAAAAGAAGAATTTGAATGATAGTAACCACCGACATAGGAAACATCCTCTACCGGGATTGCAAGGCTTTCGGGATAGGTATAGTGCCAGCAGGAGAAACACTGACGGGTGAATTGACCTCTGAAAGAATCGTTATCCACACGAAGAAACAACAGCCGGGAAAGTATTGGAAGAAATCTTTCGCAGAAGTGAATCTATGTGTACCCAATTTAAGCGAGAATGAAGCGAACACAATCCGGCTTAACGAACTTGAAAGAAAGGCTGGCAAGTTGCTTGATGATGTAGTAAGTACCTATGACGGTACAACCTATCGTTACTCTATCGAATCAATTGGTACGGAAGCGGATACAGCTTTGAAATGCCATTACGTGAATGTGAGAATTTTATTTGAAGTAATAAATGTAAAACTATAAGATTATGATTTCAGCAGTAGGAATAAAAAGAATCTTGTTTGCCGATATTGATAAGGTAACGGCAGACATTACCCCCGAAATCGCAAAGACTTTGATTCAAGCCGCTATCAAAGCGAAAGATGAGGTTTTGAATGTACACGGGGAAACGTGGCAGATTGAGGAAACGGAAGCCTCCGTCACTGGGTACAAGAACCAATTAACGGGAAAGAATTACCGTTTCGATGATGTGCCGGGAGAAGTATCACCCACTTTCTCTATCGGACAATATGACTGGAAGACAAAGAAAGCGTTCATGGGGGGCGATGTTATTCAGGCAACATCTAAAGATGTGGGTTGGAAGCGTGCTTTGGATAAAGTTATTATCAACAAAGCATTGTTCTGTCTGACCGATGATGATGTCTGGTTCATCTTCCCAAAATGCCGTATTGTTTCCCGTGAAGCCAATACGGATAAGGCAATTGCAATCGCTGTAAAAGGCTTGGTGCAGGAACCGGGAATTGAAGGTGTTTCTTCTGAGTATAACTACGAAGAGGGGCAGATTAAAGCTTTGCAGGCATGAACTACAGTAACCATTGTACCCACTCCTTCCGATGCGACCGTAAAGCTGGACGGTGTAACGGTCAAGTCAAAGCAGGTGAATGCTGGAGCTACCGTTCACTATGAAGTGTCGAAAGTGGGGTACGTCACTCAGTCAGGAGATATTAAAACCACTCCTTCTGAAGTTGATACCACTCTTAAAAAAGAGATAACATTGGTAAAAGTACAAGAGTGATAACCGGGGGAATGGATATGCGCCATTCCCTCTTTTAGTTTAAGAATATGAATCAAGCAGCAAAAACGGTTTCTGACGCCTTGTTAGGGCTGGATTTTAAAAATGTAGAGATAGGTGGAATCGTTTATACCATCAAACCGCCTACAATTAAAATTATCTGTCGTGCCATTCATCATTTTTCCAATATTGGTATGACTGGAGATAATGTTATGGAAGCTATTAAAGAACTTCCTGAAGCTACTGAAGATATGCTGAAAGGTATTTCATGCTTCATCTGCGGGAATGATAGTTTGGTCAAAGAATTGGAGAACGGCACTTTTGAAGAAGTCAAAGATGCCTTGGAAGTCTGTTTCTCTATGATGGATATTTCGGCTTTTCAGTGTGTCAGCTCGATGAGGAACGTGTCGATGCTGGCAGCAAGACCGAAACAGTAGGAAACACAACGTTCTTCGGGCAGATAGCCCATTTGATTGACACGCTGCATCTGAGTTATACAGAAGTGTTTGAGATTATCCCTTATCGGAATTTGCTGATGATGCAACGGGATAAATTACACGCAGTATATGGTGGTCAGAAGGTGAATAGAATCAGTGGTAAGGAATTGGCTAATCGTAGGAAAAAGAACTAGATATGGCGAAATTATATTTTAAGGTAGGTAGTGACTGGGAAGAAGTTGTAAGACTTCGTAATGAAATTGCAAAATTAAAGCAGGAGTTAATGAGCATGGATGGCACGCAGTCTCCTGCTGCTTTCAAGGCTTTGAATGCCCAACTTGCTGCATCCAACCAAAGATTGGATGAGTTGGTGACTAATGCAGCCAAAGCTGGAGCAGAGATGGATACGGGATTCAAAAGGAAAATCTTCGATGCTTCTCAGGTCGTGAATGGATTCACAGAGAAGATTCTTGCTCAAAAAGCGGTAGTTAAGGATATTGAAGCGGATGTAAAACGCCTTGGAGATGCTTATCGTATAGCATTGAAAAGGAATTCGTTATCAGCAAATGGCAAGTTAGAAGAATACAATGCTGCCCGCAAAGCTCTTGATGAAGAAAAGGCGGCTTTATTTGGATTAACCCAACAACAAGCCGAAGCGCGTCTTTCCGTAAAGAAACTCCGAGATGAATATACACTTTATAAGAATGATGGGAGACAAGTAGTAGAAACTAACGAAGGTATCGCTATATCTTGGAAAAAAGCATTGGCGGTTATTGGTGGTGCTGGAGTATTAAAGGCATTAGGTTCTGAAATGATTCGTGTTCGTGGAGAATTTCAATCCATGCAGACCGCTATTGAGACTATGGTTGGAAAGGATATGGCAGGGCAACTGATTCCGCAAATCAAGGAGCTGGCTAAGATTTCTCCACTTACTATGTCAGATATGGTTGGAGCAGAAAAGATGATGCTTGGATTTAACATACAAGCAGAAGACACTATCAAATACTTGAAAGCCATTAGTGATATTTCTATGGGGGAATCCAGTAAGTTCAATTCGCTGACTTTGGCATTTTCACAGATGTCAGCAGCGGGTAAACTTATGGGGCAGGATTTGAATCAAATGATAAACGCTGGATTCAACCCGTTACAGATTATCTCCGAAAAGACCGGAAAATCTATCGCAACTTTGAAAGATGAAATGTCCAAAGGTGCTGTTTCCGCTGAAATGGTTCAACAGGCATTCATTGATGCAACTTCCGCAGGTGGTAAGTTCTATAATATGTCTGAGAATGCTTCAAAGACTATCAATGGTCAATTGTCTATGATGCAGGATGCTTTGGATTCCGTGTTTAACGAATTGGGAACTAAGTCGGAAAGTGTTATTATGGACGGTATTCAAATGACAACTTCGTTGATTCGGAATTATGAAACAGTAGGTAAGGTCTTGGCTGGATTAGTGGTTACTTATGGTACATACCGGACCGCAGTGATGCTTGTTACTGCTGCCGAAAATGGCCATTCTGCCGCAACAATGGTTATGCGTGGGAGAATATTGTTGGCGCAGAAGGCTCAGGCTTTGTTGAATGCTACTATGTTGAAGAATCCGTATGTCTTATTAGCTACGGTAGCGATTGGTGCTGCATCTGCTATATGGGCACTGAGCAAGCGGACAACCGAAGCGCAGGAGGTTCAAGAAAGATATAATGCTTCAAAAGAGAATACTATACGAAAAGAAGAAGCTCACAGGCAGGAAATTCAACGCCTCATTTCTGTTGCTAGTGATGAAGTGGAAGCTACAGCAAATCGTAATAGCGCAATTGAAGCATTGAAAAAGGCATATCCAGGTATTATTGAAAAATATATTGATGAAGAGGGGCATTTGACAAACCTCATTCAATTGCAGAAAGAACTTAACGAGGAACAATCCAAGAAAAAGGCTGAAAGCAATCAAGCAAGGCTTGATGCTATCAATGCGAAAGTGAGGAATCAAGAAGAGTATGTTTTAAGAATATCGGGTAGCGAAGAGGCAATCAAAGAGGCTAATGATGTTCTTAAAGAATTACAAAGACAACAAAAAGAAGCTCAAGCTGCCGTAAATTCTGATTATATAAATGCCCGTATTGAAGAAGCTAAAAAACTTTCTGATATCGAACTAAAAAAGTCAATATCGCAATGGAAATCATCTCTTTCTAAAGTTACAGGAGATATAATAGGAGATTTCTCACGTGATGAAGTTTCTTCATTTATAAAATCTCTTGAATCAATACTATATGCAAGAGAAAAACAGACTAAAAATAAAAAATATTGGGAAAAACAAAAGAAAGAAGCCGAAACCGCTTTAAACTCCATTGCATCTTCTCAAAAGAAATTGTTGGATACAGGAAAATTCAAAGGCATAGATGACGCTGTTGTAAATAATTACAAGGATAATGTCAGAAAGCTAAAAGAAGCCGAAAAAGAACTGAAAGTTTACGATTCGTCTTCCAAACAAGAAAACCAATCCCCAAAAGAAGTAACCAAGCAACTCAAACAGCAAGAACAACTTCTTTCTATTCGTCGGAAAAACCAGCAGGATGAAATCAACCTCATGGAGGACGGCACGGAAAGGAAGTTGAAGCAGATTGACTTGGACTATCAGAGGGAGCTTGATGCCATCCGTAAGCAAGAACAGGAATGGAGCAAGGCTAATGGTGGCAAGCTGACAAAGGAGCAGTCTGTACAAATATCCCTTTCGTATTCGCAGGCAGAAAACAAGCGTGACAAGTCAATCTCCGATTTGAATAAAGAAAAGTTTGAATCCGACAAAAAGGCTTGGCAGGAATACTTCATCGAGTTTGGCAACTATCAAGAGAAACGAAAAAACCTTGTGCAGAAGTATGATGATGAGATAGCCAAGCTGCACACAGATAGTCCTGAATACGCTATCAAGGTAGCCGAAAAGAATCAGGCTGTAGAACAACTGGATGAACAGTTTGGTCACTCCGCAAAGGCAATGGCAGACCTCTTTGAAGACGCTGGCAATAAATCGGTATCTGCCATTCAGACTATTATTGACAAGTATGAAACACTTGTCAAGTACATGTCTGGTACAAAGGAAAGTGACGGAACGAATGTCACACTTGACGAATTGAAAGCACTCGGATTCACTGATAAGGATATTGAAAAGATAGAAAAGGGTGAAATCTCCATAAAGGATGTAACGGATGCAATCAGGGGGCTAAAGGATGAGCTGAAAGGCAAATCACCGTGGCAGGCTTTCGTCTCTGACCTGGAGAAAGGGATAGAAGCCATAAAAAAGGGTGGCAACGATTCCAAGAAAGTCGGTCAAGGCATCACCGATATAGGAAATGCCGTAACGTCTTTTGCTCCTGCGTTGGGTGAGTTCGGCACTAACATCGCCAATATATTCGGTGCCAGCGATTCCGCTATAACAGGAATTACCGATGCTTTAGGGGGATTGGGCACTACAGCCGCCGGCGTCGGTCAAATTATGTCCGGTGACATTGTGGGTGGTGCCATGAGTGCTGTCAGTGGAATATCATCTGTTGTGTCTGCCCTTGACGGTCTGTTCGGTGCAGACTATTCCCATTATAACGAGATGGTAGAGCAATATAGCCTATTGAACGATATTTGGGATGAACTGATAGACAAAAAGTTGGAATACATCAACACATCTTACGGGGCTGAAGCTAATAAGGTAGGAGAGGAAGCCTTAGAATTGGCTGAAAAAAGTATTGAGAGTTACCGTATTCTTGGTAAAGAAAGACTGAACGCAGGTTCATCAGCTGGTTCCCACTCCATAGGTGTGCGAATTCGCAAGGGAATGTCCGAACAGGGATGGGAAGAAGCGCGCAAAGCTCTTAATGACGAACAGTGGTTTAAAGAAATCTCAACCGGAAGAATGGAAAGCCTGTTTGACCTTTCTACCGAACAATTGGAGAGACTTAAATCGGAAGCACCTACTTTTTGGGCTAAATTAGATGAGGATGTTAGAAATTACCTTGATAAAATTATCGATGGGGAAGAACGCATTGAGGAAATTCATAATCAGATAAACGAGCAGCTTACACAAACCACATTCGATGGTGTGTACAGTAACTTTATAGATACCTTAATGGATATGAAAGCATCGTCCAAAGATGCTGCCGAAGACATATCGGAATATTTCATGCGAGCTATGCTCTCCGAGCAGATAGGCACACTCTATCAGGACAAGCTAAAGAAGTGGTATGAGAAATTCGCAAAGGGTATGGAGGATGGCTCTTTGACGGAATCCGAAAGAAATGCGCTGAACGCTGAGTATATGGGTTACATTGAAGAAGCCATGAAACTGCGTGACGAGCTTGCTGCCGCAACCGGATATGATAAGATTTCGCAAGAATCCTATTCTCAATCTTCTTCATCAAGAGGGTTCGGCACTGAAATGACGCATGAAGATGCAGGAGAATTAAGCGGTAGGTTTACAGCATTGCAGATTGCAGGAGAAGAGATAAAGTTTCAATCTATCATTCAATCTCAATCACTTAATCTACTAACAGTAAAAGCAGATGCTCTACTTTCCATAAATACGGAAACAAGAAATATTGCTGATGATACGCGGGATTTGATAGCGCAATCCTATCTTGAATTGGTACAGATTTCAGAAAATACAGGGGCTATTGTAAAACCAATCATTCAAATTCAGAAAGATATAGCAGAGGTTAAAAAGAATACATCTAAATTATAAACT